ATTGAAAAATTTTTATATAAATAATATATACTATAATAATATAAATTACAATAAAAAGCAAGTTTTTTATTAAATTAGTGTAAGACGTAAAACAAAATGATAAAAATTTCAAAATGAAATGATAATTTCATATCAAAATAAAATGATAAAAAATAAATCTTTGAACTAAACAAAAAAGGAGTTTGAATACTCCTTTTAATTTTTATCTTTATCTTGTTCATCTTGCTGTTTTAATTGCTTGAAGAACTTCTTAATAAATAAAGGAAAGGGAAAATTCATTTCTCCCAAATTTTCAATTATACTTATCCCTTCATTCCCTATTACTGAAAATATTATTAATTCTTTAAAAGACAGGGGAACATTGAATAAGCTAATTGGAATATTTATAGGAGTCCCTTCTATTAATTTATCAAGTGAAGCACCTATTATAACAGCCAAAATACAAGAGGCTTTCTTTATAATCCCTCTAAAAGCTTTTTTAGATGATATTTCTTTCTTATAGATACTCTTTAAATATCCACTTATATAATCAACTATTATAAATGTCATCATTATTTCAAGTGATTTGCTCCAACCACCTAATAAATATAATATAAAGCCAATTGTCCCTCTTATAAACCAGTGTTCAAATAACCCATTCATCTTCCCCATTTTAATCTCCTAAAGTTTTCCTAATTTTTTCTCCCATTCACTATAATATAGCTTTGCCTCTTCTGTTCTATCAATTATAGCTTGATTCTTATATCCTTCATTTCTACGTTTTTTCTCCCAAAAGACTTCTCCAAACATTCTCACAGCCTTATACATTACCTTTCTAACTCTGTAAGATACTCCATTTTCTTTCAAGATGAATAAAAATATTTTATCGGCTAATTCCCTATTTATACCTGTATCATTGAACTTCGAGTATAAAAAATCATGAATAACTGCTGCTTCTGTATTTTTCCCATACCTCTCAAAAAATGGTCTAAGCATAAGTGGAATACTAGCACCATCTGTTCTGAAACCTGCTGGAATTAATATTGGAAAATCTTTTATATATCTAGTGTAGTCTTCAACAACTACACTAAATAAATTATTTTCTCTTCTTAATTTTATGCTATTCTTCAACATTTTCTACTTCCTCTATGTCGATTTTTCTTCCAGTCCCAAATACATCAGAAAATTTTTGAAGAGCTCTTTCTATTCCCTTTTTTATTCTTTCTCTACTAAAAAATTTTCTAATTAATATTCTTGCTGGATATGGTAATTTATCAGTTCTATACGTTATAAACTTAACTGCTGCATTAAGTTTTCTTTTATTGTCCCCATGTTTAAAGCTCTCCTCTGAAGCAATAACTGCAGCATCAAACAAATTAACATATTGCTTTCTATTATAAATAATATATCCTAAAATTAATCCTGCCAATGCTATCCATAGCCATTGTTCTTGGCTAAAACCTTTTAAATATGTAATTACTTGATTTATCATTTTCTAATCCTCCTATTTTTTAATTTTTTTAAATTCTTCATCAGATAATAATTCAAAATGAGGTCCGTCATAACTTCCTCTTTGAACTTCATCTTTTGTACTTCCATTTAAATTCCAATCTGCTCCACGCCTTGCTTTTATTCCTAATTCTTTTGCACATTCTAAAAGAACTTCTCCAATTTTATTAAATTTTTCTGCATCATTCCAATCTTCTTGTTTAAATGGATAGGGAATAAAATCAAATGCTCTACTAGGTGTTTCACAATGCTTACTATTCATTATTTTTGAAAAACCTTGTTTAATTTTTTTTCTCTGTTCCTCTGCTGTTCGATGTCCTTCAATTATAGTAAAATCAATTCTCTGTATAGCAAGATTTGCTATTTTTACTAAATCTGGATGACATCCTGCAAGATTGTCTAAACTTCTTTTACTAAACTTTCCCATTTTTCCTCCTTTTATTTCCACTCTATTTTCTCAATTTCTTCTGCTGATTTAGCAGTAGATAATTTTATAGATAACTCACCAAATTTATCAAATATTTTATCTTTTCTTTTTATAAACTCTGTTAGAACATTCATTATTTGAGCATATGTAAAATTTTTTATACTATTATTTGCAAGTATCCAGTTTCTTGTATCTGTTTCTGCAACTTCTCCTGTGCCTAAGATATAATCAACTTCCCAAAAATTGTCTAAATCATCTTTTCTAACTTGAAAAGTATCTCCATTTACTGTAATATTCTCATAAAGTTTTTGCATTCTAATACTTTTCAATTCCTCTCTTTTGCTATTTTTTACCTCTTCCAAATTTATAACCCACTCATTATTCTGCCATTTGTGATATTTTGAAGGTTTTTCAATTTTTAGAAGTTTCTTATTTTTTATAACTTCTCCTTCTTCTAATGTTACCTGTATTCCTGCCTTGATTTTTTCCTCTTTTGTCATTTCACGAATAGAATCAGCTTCAACAATTGGATACTGATAATTAATATCTGTAATTATCATATTTTTTGAATAATCTTTATAATAAGAAGTTGGATTTTCTTTTACTTCTTCAACTGTATTAGCGTATACAGAATATACTTTTTCTGTACCTTTATAGAAATTTATTGTTTTCATTTTTTATTCTCCTTTCATTTTTTATTAGGATACTTATTTCATCATAAGTGAATCTGTATAGATTGGAAAATCTAAACACATCTAAAGAAGACAAAAGTAAAATAACTTTTATTGACATAAGTAACCAAAATCTAAACGATATAACAGAACCAGGATTCTATGTTTCTGCTAGTTGGGATAATAATTTTAGCAATTTGCCGTCTGAAATAGACAAGCCATCATCAAAAGCATTTTATCTAGTTGTATTTTCTGTTGGTGGTGGTACTTATTGCCAACAAGTGCTTTATAGTTTTAAAGGTTTAATCTACTATAGATCTGTTGGTGGTTTTAGAAACAACTTTACCCCTTGGAGAAAAATTAATTTAATTTAACCCATGCAGTCCACGTTGTCTCATCTTGTGCTGCTTGATTAACTCTTGTATAAACTCCTGTTGAGCTTATATATATCTGAGTTTTTCTGCCAACATTAAAAGTTATCAAAGTTCCTATATTTGTATTATCTTGTGCAGGTTTATTTCTTAAAAGACTTCCTGACCAATGTTCAATCCCAATTAAACAGTCATTAAAAACTTCATTGCAATTTCCTGTGTTTTTAAGACTGATTAGATTTTCCAATCTCTCCAAAAGTGAGTTAGAGTCAAATGGAATATAATTATTAACATTTGGAGATATATCACTATTATTATTTTTACAAATATATAGCTTTTTTGTGTTATTATCCCAGTACGCTTTTCCTGCTTCTTTTTGTCCAGCAATATTTAAAATTCCACCGTAATCTTTTCCAGTCATTTGAGTAAATTTATTACCTTCTAAAACAGTATCTTCAACTGTCCCAAATGCTTTATTAAAAGCCGTCTGCTTGTCTTCAATAGCTGGTTCTTTTCCTTCATTACTCTTTTTTAATTTTAAAAAACTATCTTCTATTTTTTCCCAACATTCATTCCAAAATTCTCTGAACTTGCCTTTATAGTTTGCTTTCCAAACTGGTAATTTTATTTCTTCTGTTACCTTTTCAACTTCTAACCGACCTTGTGGATCCTCTATCCATTTTGCCATTTTTACCTCCTTGAAATTTTTAACTTCTCTATATCTTCAAGTTTCATTTCTTCTAATTCTGTTAAAGTATACATTTCAATATAGTATTCTTCCCTAGCAAGAGTTATCTTTTCAATTTCTTCCAGTGTCATTTCATGTAGCTCAGAAATTAGATAATCCTCTATGTAAATTCCAAATTTAACTTCAAGACCTACTCCAGCAGCTTTTATTTTCCTAACCACCTTAAAAATCTCTTGTTTATCCAATTTTTCTGGAATACTTATAAGAATTTTAGCGGATAGTTCAATTATTCTAAATTCTTCCTTATTTAGCTTAAAATATTCAGATAAAATTCTTTGAATTTCTTCAGGACTTCCTAAAAATTGTAAAAGCGATATTTCAAATTTTAGTATTCTTCTGTATTCTTCATCAGAAAGTCCATTTCTTAAAACTTTAAAATTTCCTCCTAAGAGGTCTAAAAGATAGCCCTTACTTTTATCTATATCATTAAACAAAGCTAGTTCATTAAACATTTTTCTAATGTTTAAATGCTTTTCATAAATAATTTCAAACAACTTTTTTACATAAATTGTATTATGGTATATATGCGGGATTCTATCCAAATTCAACTTGTAACCACTATTGTTACATTATTTTCATTTCCAATTGCAACTTCTTTTTTAGACAAAATATAATCAGTTTCCCGCTCACTGTATTTAGTGTCTCCTAGTTTCAATCTTAATGTTTTTATTCCACTTGTATGTTTATATATTTCTCCAATTAATTTATATAAATAAATTGTTCCAGCAGGCTCTATTTCTGATAAATAATTTATAAATATGTTATTAATTACTTTTTTAAATTCATCTTTCCAAACTTCTTTAATAGTTGTAATTTCTACCTTTAAAAAGATTTGTTTTTCTATTGCTCTACTAAAACCTACACTTATTTCTTCAAATTGCTTTGTTATATCTCCTACTGCTCTAATTCCTGCAAGTTTATAATCATATAAGGCTTGCAGTATATTTTCATCAGTATCACCAAAACAAATAGCTTCATAGCTATGTGCTAGTCTTCCCTCTGCATCAAAATCATCAGTATCATTTTCTAATACTTGGCATTTTTTAACATTAGTATTTTGAAGTATATAGTTCTTAATTCCCTCTGTTGTGAATGAAGTTTTTCTATCTATTCTTTCCAAATACCTTTCTCTTAATTCTGTGTCTGTTTCTAAATCAGCTCCACCAAATGTTCCTATTTTATTTTTAATTGACTTAATACCAGATATAATCTCAGTTTGTTTAATTATTTGTCCTGCTGAAACATTACCATTTTTACCTGCTTCTAATGCAATTATTTCTAATTGCAATGGACTCTTTCCTACTTTAATTGCTCTTGTATTCAATGTTATAAATTTTTCTTTTGACTCTGTTTCTATCCCCCAAGCCTGTGGTATTATAGTTCCTATATCTGCTTCTATTTCTACCTTGCCTGTTGCTTTTTGTGGTTTTTTCCAAGTCATATTTAAATGTGAAGTTATAGCATTTAAAGAGTTACCAACTGCTGTATAGACATTTAAATTATTATAAACAGCTAAACCTTGCAAATAACTATCATATTCTTCAGCAGCATCAAATTTTAAAAGAGGAATAAGAACATTACTATCTGTTTCTCTAATATTTGGCTTTACTGTCTTGAAGTCAGTAAGTTTTCTTTGATAAATTTCTTCTACTGTTGGTAATTCAAAACCTTTTTCAGTTATCATAATGTATATATTTCCCCCTTTATCTTAATTTTTGCTACTATTCTATTTTCAACAAATTCAATACTTTGTATTTTTTCCACTTCTTCATATTTTGAAATGGTTTTGATAAGTTCTTGAATTATCTTTGATTGATTATTTTTTATCTGAAGTAACCCTTTATTTTCTTTATTCAAATAAGGAACTCCATACAATACGTTTAAAACCCATTGTTCTTTATTTTGCTCTAGCTCAACTCTTATAGCTTGAATAATATCTTCAACACCATCAACAAGTTCACACACACCATTTTCATCAAAAACTATGTCACAATTATCATTTAATTTTATACTTGTCCCCATAATTTCCCCCTATTGTGCTTTACTTGTTGAAGTTTGAGGATTAGAGCCAGGATTATAATTATGTGTATGATCATTTAAACTTATACCTTTTCCTGTAACATCTCCACTTGCTCCTATACTTCCCTCAATTGTTACTGTTCCAGTCTGTATAGTATCTCCAACTTGAGTAGTATTCCCATTTATTGTTACATCTCCATTTATTGTTACATTGCTTGTAATTGTAGTTTTATTACTTCCAGCAATTATATTTATGTCCCCACTGCCTTTTATTTCTATTCTTGTCCCTGCTCCTGTTAAAATAATATCTTCTGAATTATCTTCATAGCCAGCTTCACAGCTTCCAATAATGTATGG